CTAGCAAAAACCTCTTTACCTGTTAGCCCTTCTATTCGGGCTAATGGGTTTTTTTAATTATAAAAAAGGACTAATCGTGTCCCTTTAAACAAAATACGCAGAAGTAACCATTCTCCGATCCATTGTCAAACCACTGCCGCCATTCGTGTTTACATCCTTTGTTTGCAATCTGTGCTTCTAACCCAGCAACGTGGGCTTTTAGTGAAGCGATTTCCGTTCTTAATGCTTGTTCAGTCATTTTATTCTTCTTCCTCGCTGTTTTCCAGATCAATTACATAATAACACGTTGTTTTTTTGTTGAATTGATTAATACGTTTGGAGCGGATGTTCAGTTTTTTTAATTCTTTACCTATATTGTTTCGGAGCATAGGAGACTTAACTTTTATTGATTTACAGTAGTTTGCGTAAAGCTCAAACAACACATCAATAGTAATAAAAATTTCATCATCCTTGGCAAAATATCCTTTACGTTCGTGTTTGTCAATAGCGTTAGAGTAATAATCATTTTCTACATAATCATCGTAAAAGGATTCAAAATTGTCGTAGTCACGCACTTCATCCAGAAAAGTTTCAACAGTGTTACGATTAGTTTCGATATTATCTTTTTTCGTTTCGTTATCCAGAGCTTTTACAACATCTTTGTACCCTACCTTTACACGCATCAGATGTGTATAAAAGTGGAGTATTTCTTTTTCATGGGTTTTAGGATTGTCAACAGGATCAATTGCATCAACATATTCCAGAGGGATTGCTTTTGGTTGGTCAAAAATTGTGTACCGTCGGTCATCCTTTTGGAGCGGGATAGGATTGTTTTTGTTACTGGTAAATATAAAGTGGCAAAAGTTTTCAACTTTTACACTATCCTGACCTTTGATACTCAGCGTTACTTCATTCTCGCTTGTGATACTTTTCAACCGCTCAATGTGTTCGTCATCCTTACCTTTTATTAAAGTGAACTCGTCAAAGTTTACAAAAAGCTTGTTACGGAACGTGTCACCCCAGCCACGTTTGAAAGTATCAGTGCTTACTTGGTTTACGTTTTCATCACCGAATAAGTATTTGATAATAAACTTGTAAAAAATACCTTTGCCTGAACCTTGACTACCTTTTAATACCACTGAGGTTGGAAGCTTGGTTGTTGGAAATTGCACAATGTGTGCTAACCACTTTAAAAGCCAGTTGTAGTTGGTTTCGTCAACAGTGATATGCCTTAGTACCCTTTCAATATTTTGGAAGCTTGTTTCGCCTTCAATTAAGCTTTGTTTTCGCACATCGGCTTTTCGGTAAACATTGAGATATGTGCGGTAATTTCGCTCAAAAACCATTTCATCAGTTGGAAGATACCGTTCACCATCAATTGCGATTGTTTTATTATCTAACTGGTCCTTCATAATGTTTGTTAAGATTTTGTCCTTTGCATCTATTGTACGATATTTGCCTTTATCATCTAATTCAGAGATTTTAAAGTAATCGTAAAGAGATAAACCTTGGTTTTTTAGTCGGAAGTACAATTGTTTTACCATTTGGGAAAAGGACTTGGGTGAATCGAAAAGTTGCCCGTGTTCAGTCATTACTTTATACACGTTGGGTGCGTTGGCATTACCCATAATGAAAAAGCTGTAATTGTTTAGCAGATCACCAGAAGAAAGCTGTTCTTTTATTAGTGGTACTAATTTTTCAAGTTTGTTGTTCGTACACCATTTCAACAACTCTAAATAATTAACTTGTGTTATCTTTTTGTTTTCAAGCCAACCTTTTAATGTTTCTTCAGAATGACCGCAGCGTTTTACTAACTCGTCTGCAATTTCCCTTTTTTTTAGATTGTTCTTAACAAACAATGCGAGATTCTTAAAAAGTACGTTGTGCTTTTGGACGTTTTGCAAAGTGGCGATGTAAGACATTAATTCTGTTGAAGCTAAGATTTTATTGAAAAAAATGTCATCAACAGCAGGAGCATTTTCAACTACCGCAGCAGGTAATAATTCTATTATATCTAAATTTTTAACGTGTTCGCTGTTATGCCTAATTTGTTCCTCAGTCGGAAAATCATTGAAAGGAAATGTTTGCAACCTGAACGCAGGTGCTTGAGGATCATTCATTCTATCTTTGAAATGTAAGCTGTCGGGCAGACGAATCAAGGATGTTAATGATTTTAAACTGAGGTCAACACCTGGTGACAGCTTTTGCATATTGTCAAGAAACTGGTCTGTAAACTTTTTATCCTCTGGAAGGAGATCAACAGGAATACAAATATGGTATCCGTTTTTGGATTCAGACTCAAAAACCGTTTTAATTTTGTGTTCATCCAAATAATTCATGAGTTTATTATACTCGTCAACATCTGGATTGCCATCAATATCTATTACGATATGTTTTATTTTAGATACGTTGGTAGTTTTTCTGTTCTCATTTGTTTTAAAAGAGTTCAGCGCAAACGCAATCGCTTTTGATTCAACATAATTGGCACGGTACAATGCATCTACCATTTGAGGTAAATCGTGTCTGGATGCAAAAGAATTTCTCATGCTTTTGGAATCTTTTGTATCATCCCACGTGACAAACGCAGCGACTTCATCATGTGATAACCTCTTTGTTAAATAATCTTTCAAATACCTTCTTATTTTTACTTCCTCTATCATTGTTTTATGATTAAAATGAACTGGATTTAAAAACTTTTCTATATAAATACATTATTTATACATATAAATATATAAATATATAGGCAAGTATTAACACTTGAAGGGCAAAAACCCCAAAAGACAGGGTTTGGACGCGTCAAGCAAAAATATGCGCGTCCGCTTTAAACCCTTTACTGTACTACTCTTTATTCTTTTAGGACAAGGAGACAGTCAAAAAAACTACTGAGCTTTTAAGGAGTAGTAATAAAAAGTACTAGAACGGACTGAGACTTAACGTAGTCCGTCCGACATTGCAAACATTTATATACTAATTAATATAAAATATATATTATGATACGGACAATAGCTTTGGAAGATGCAACGCATCGAGAACTAAAAATTGCAGCGGTGACATCAGGTTACCAGATTAAACAATATGTGAAACTCCTTTTACGGAACAGTGAACGGTTTACTGAGTTGGCGAAATTGCAACCAGGTGAAGCAATTACTTTACGGATCAATGGAAAAAACAAAACGTACCGTTGCGAGGGTTCTGTAAATATTGAAAACTGAGCTTAACATTGTTTGCGATACGAGGGAGCAACTTCCTTTGTTCAAAGACTGTATAGTTAAGAAATTAGATTTTGGTGATTATAGCCTGGCTGGGCATGAAAACCTGTTTAGTATTGAGAGAAAATCATTGCCTGATCTTCTCCAAACATTAACATCTGGGCATAAAAGATTTAAAGCTGAACTCCTGAGAGCAACTAAGGCGAAATACTTTGCGATTGTTGTTGATGGAAGTTACACGCAGATGGAGACAAAAGCGTACCCACATTCTTGGCGCTCTAAGGTTAAAGGGCATCAGGTTACTGCGATTGCTCACACCATCCACATGAAGTACCGCATACCGATTCATTGGTGTGCTAACCGAAATGATAGTAAGCGTTTGATTCGTGGGCTTATGCGAACTTATTTGCGATTAATTGAGAAAGAAAAAGATGAAGATTGAAGATAAAACTGAGATGGTGAGTTTGGATCAAATTGTACCATACAAGAATAATGCAAAGTTGCACCCAGAAGAACAGATCAATAAACTGAAGCGCAGCATTAAACGCTTTGGGTTTAATGTTCCAATTATTCTGAATAAGGATAACATTCTTGTTGCGGGTCATGGACGTTACTTGGCGGCAAAAGAGTTGGAGATGGACTTTTTACCAGCCATTTATAAGAATGACTTGACTGATGATGAAGTGAAAGCTTATCGGTTATTCGATAACAAGATTGCAGAAGGGCAAAACAATGTTGAGCTTTTGAAGCAGGAGTTGGATGAACTGAAGGAGCTTAATTTTGACATTACGCTTACGGGTTATGATGATTTGTTGCCTGAGTTTGAATCTGTTGACGATGCAATTGGTTTTGACGTTGACGAGGATACTACTAAACAGGCATTTGATACTTATATGGCGGGTAATACTAAACAAATAGTGCTTTACTACCCTGTTGATGAATACAGGCGCATGATGGAAAAGTTAGACGTTATTAAAGAAACTAAAGATTTGGATACCAACGCTAACGCAGTTTATTTCTTATTACAAGCATACGAGGAGAACCACCAATGAATATTGAATTAGTTAAGATTGAAAAGATTAAACCATACAAAAACAACGCCAAAATGCACGGTGCTGAGCAGGTTGCTTTATTGGCTGAAGGGATCAAGACTTATGGTTTCAGCGTACCATTATGCTTGGATAAGCATAATGTTATTGTTACTGGTCACGGTAGATTCTTAGCAGCAAAGCAATTGGAGATGGCGGAAGTCCCTGTTGTTTATTTGAATGATTTGACTGATGCAGAAGTTAAAGCGTACCGTTTGGCAGATAATGCCTTGGGTGAAACGGGTTATAACACAGAAGCCCTTTTGGCTGAGCTTGAAGACTTGAAGATAGCTAAGTACGATTTTGAGCTGACTGGTTTTAACAGTAAGATTTTGGACAGTTCGAGTGAAGTAAATGACATTGACCCTGAATTAGTTGAGCCTGATATTGATTTGGCTGCTTTGCAACAGGCGAATGAAAAGTACTTGAATAATACTATTAAGCAAATCGTTCTTTATTACGAGAGTGAGACTTATGCGGATGTTATGCGTTTGATTGAAATGGTTAAAAAAGAGGAGCATATTGAAAACAATACCGATGCTGTTACTTTTTTAATCAAACAATATTTACCAGTTGAGGTTAATCGATGAAGATATTAGAAGTTACCAAAAAGGACTTGGTCCTTAAAGACTACAAACAGCGTAGTGCTTTGGAGAGTGATGCAAGTATGCTTATTAATGAGGATACTTTGTTGGTCTGTGATGGAAAACCGATTATTCTTTATTGCAAGATTAAAAAGGACACGAGTGCTTTACGTTGGGCGGTTAGAAGTATTAAGTACGATACTTATAAGCGTACTGCTGGATTAAAGACTACCAGCAAGATATTTGGATATATGCCTAAGCTTCCTATGCGAAAGGATTTTTGCAGTGCTACTGCGATGGCGAAGGAATACCCGAAAGAACACTTTGTTGTTACTGACTTTGCTAAGACTTTGGCTGAGTTTTACAAAGAGAGTTTCCCTGAAGTTTATACTTATCATTTTGAATTGGCTGAGGAAAAGCTAAAAAAGGAATGGACTATTGGCAACACGCCATTTACGAGTGGCATCATTAACAAGAATAATCCTTTAAAGTATCACCACGATTCGGGGAACTTTCGAGATGTTTTGAGTAATATGATTGTTTTCAAGCGAGATTGTAAAGGTGGCAGATTAGTTTGCCCTGAGTACAATGTTAAGTTTGAGTGTACGGATGATAGTGTTGTTATTTTTGACGGTCAGAAGATTTTACACGGTGTTTCACCACTTACTGTTGGTGAGAATGGTTACAGGTACAGTGTTGTTTATTACAGTTTGCAGCAGATGTGGAAATGCGAAGATGTTAATTTGGAGCTTGACAGGATCAAGCAAGTTAAAACAGATCGAGAAACAAAACGGTTGCACTCTCAGTTTATGGATAAATTACACACATGAAAATATACATACCCAGTTATGGAAGAGCTGACAACCTTTTAACTACTAAATATTTTGAACAGTCTGGCCTTGACTATACTTTGGTTCTTCATAATGAGGAGCAAAAAAAAGAATATGTAAAATGCGGTGCTAATCCTGAAAACATATTGGTGGCAAACGTACCTTACGGTATGTCTAACATAATGCATTTTATTGTAGATCAATTAGAAGAAGGCGAATGGGCATTGAAAATTGACGACAATGTCAAATTTTGCACTGCGGTTGAAGACGAATTATACGACTGTGATGTTATTGATACATCAGATACATTAAAACAGAAACAATTTAACAAACATATTACTGCGAACGAATTAATAAAGAAGTTAGAAGACACACAACGAAAAGCGGAGCTTGTCAATGCTCATTATGTTGGGTTTGCCACAACAAACAACGCTTACTTTAGGAGTAAAAAGTACCGCCAGGTTGGTTATGTTTTGGGAAAAATGACTTTGTTAAAAAAGGGGAAAATCAATTTTGATTCAAATGTTTTAAGAATGGATGATTATGGCTATACTGCACAAAATTTATTTGCCTATGGTACTGTTTTGATTAATAATTATATTTGCCCAGATTCAAAGCATTATCAAAAAGGTGGATGCGGTACATACGATGAACGCTTACCTTACAAAATAAAAGATTGCAACTATTTAATGCAAAAATACCCTGGCTTATTCAGGTATAAAAAAAAAGCAGGAAAACACCCTCTCGCTGAAGTTCAGATAAGATTTACAAATACTCAACAGGTTGATGAATGGCGAACTAAACTCCAAATAATGCGAAAACGTAGTTAACGAATAAAAATGAAGACCAAAGACCGACAAAAAGCAATAAAAAAAGTAATAAAGCACAACACTATTTTATCTGTCCCGAAAGTCAGAAAGGCGATTGAGGGTAGCGGTGGCGTTAAAAGCATTATTGCAAAGCGTTGCGGTGTTACTCGTGTTGGCTTTTGGAAGTGGCTACAAACACACCCTGAGATGCATGATGAAATACAACACGCAAGGGAAGCCAGGATTGACATGGCTGAGATCAATATGTTTAAGCTCAGCGAGGAAGGTGACTTTAACGCTAACAAATACATCTTGGATACTTTGGGCAGGACTAGAGGTTACGGAACACGTACAGAAATTGACATTAACCAGAAGTCGATAAATGTCAATATTGAGCTGAAACCAGAAGATATTGAGGAATTGACTGAGTTTTTAGAAACACATAAAAAATGATAAAAGATAAGGTGAGTATTGAACAAGTTGGAGCTTTACTTAATTCTAAGAAGCCGAGAAAGTTTGTTCAAGCAGCACTTTATAATTTATTCAAGAATCCAGACAACTTTGAAACTTTTTGCGCAACTGTTTTACACCACGCTTTCACAAAACCGTTTGCTAAGTTTCACAAGGAGATTATTGCAGACTTTATGAGCGATGAAAGTTCAATCGTTGCTGCACCACGTGGTCACGGTAAGAGTACGCTTATTGGATTAGGTTTTGTCCTTTGGAAGATTTTATACCAGCAGGAGAAATACATTGTTTATACTTCGATGAATCACAGTAAGTCCGTTCAATTCTTAGAACCGATAACGCAGGAACTCAAAAACAATAAGATGATTCACTTCATTTTTGGAAAGGAAACGCTTGTGACTGTTAAGGATGTGGATAATAAAGGGCGAGATCGTGAAGATTGTTTTGATTATCGTGGGATTCGGATTGAAGCATTATCATTTGAAAAGAATATTCGTGGATTGAAGTACGGTGTGACACGTCCTACGCTTATCATCTTGGACGATATTGAAGATGACCAGCGAGTCCTTAATCCAGATTTAAGGCACAAGGACAACAACAAACTAACTAAACAGATTGTGCCGTCCTTAGATCCTTCTAACGGTAAGATTAAAATGATTGGCACTATCTTGCATCACGATTCATTATTGGCAAAGCGGTTACGCATTTACGACGGGAAGATTTACCGTGCTTTAAAGGAAGATGGAACGCCTTTGTTCCCTGACCTTTATACGAAAAAGCTATTGGATGAGCGAAAGCGTACAATGGGTTCTGCTTCATTCGAGTCTGAGTATATGAATAACCCGATTGACGATAGTGCTTCCATCATTAAGCGTGATTGGGTTATGCAGTGCTTTGACCACGAGCTTTCATTCTTTGATCCAGTTGCACGTTACGACTTCAAGTATCAGGGAGTGGACTTTGCCTTTAGTGACCGTGTTACTGCGGATAAGTCTGCGTATGTTGGAATCGGTGTGAGACTGGATCAAACTTACGATTTGTTCCAATGTATTTTGAAGAAAGGTTTAAGTATCACACAGCAGTTTGATTATATCGAGATGATTAGTACAACAGTTGGCTACAATGACAACGCACTTGAGGAGAACAGTATTCGGTCTATGAGTACTGAG